GTGAGCGAACGCATAAAACTAAGGGCATCGTTCTGGAATGGACTTGCGATTGCGGCTGCCGTGGGCGGCATTATCGTGCCGGCATTGGACACCTATCGAGATCCAGCAATTTACAATTCGACGGTCTATCCAGTTCTCTCTCCCCTTGCATTCAAGCATCTAATCTCGATCGCCGCCGGTTGCTTTGCGGCTTTTATGCTTCGCCTCCATGCGGATAGCATAATCAGCAAACTGGATGAGTGAGCATTAAACTCGGTTGTGGAGAAACTATGTGGGAGCAAGTGCGCGCTGAGTCTGGCGTATTGCGGATCAAACCTCTGAAAGGCGCCGATCTTGATCCTGCTTTGGTGGATCGCATGACTGTACTTGCGAAGCGGCTGATATCGGACGGCAAGCTGCACCGCGACAAGGACATCACCATGGCAGTCGAGGAGCTTCAGCCCAACACGACCGAGACGGTCGACGCATTCATCATTGTGGCGAGCCATGTAGCTCACAACTTCGGCTCGAAAAACCTTTTGGCAGTGGTTAGGCTTCGAGAATGGGCGGAAAGGAACCGCGCGCCGATTATGGTGCCTTAGTCCATTCCATTATCTGACGGATAAGGCGCCCACCGTCGGTGTACGTCTGCCTGAAGATATCAGTAGCGCAATTGAGGAGTGGCGCGCAGTGAAGCGGCCCTCCCGTCTGTACCGGAGGCTATTCGCGGTACTAAGGAAGGCAATGCGTATGGGCTAAACCCATAAGCCGTCTGACTGGCAGCGCCGTCAAGACGACCTGGCGAGACCGGCCGGAAGCAATCAGGCGGTCGTGGGAAAGGCCCTTTCAAAAAAATGACCCGCGCAGAGGGGATGAAACACGTTTACTAGCCTCACGAAATCGATCTGAAACGTTGAGCAGCTACGTTTTCCCAAAACGATTAAGGGAAGCGTCATGGAAACCGCAGTCGCCGCACTGTTTTTGGTCAGCGCCGTCTTATTCATCGCTCACGCTTACGACGCGATGCGCTCGTATTGACGCGCTGCATCATAGTGATGATCGAAAGCCCGCAATCGACAGGAAAGACAGCAATGTGGTGAACTGGTCCCACCGCTTCGCTGATCCGATTCCTATGCCAGATGGCAGCACGATACGGACGTTTGGCGAAGCGGCGGAATATGCGATTAGCCAAAGAAAGAGCGCAACACCGAGCCATGGCAGCGCGCCGCAAGAGTGCTCCACGAGGCTGCCGAGCACGGCGGCCCCTTCGTATTCATGGCACGGATCAACTTCTATCGGGCCGTCTACGGCGACACTCCACCGCCGATCGGCAACCCGGAAGAGCCGCAATTGGGGGAAGAGAAAACTGGCGAGGGATCGGTGATTTGCCGTCCACAAGAATCGTGAGGGGCGAAATGACGCATTTTAGGTTCAATTCAATTAATTTAAGGAACCAACATAAGGGAACTGAGTTGGAAGCGCGCCGGTCAGGCCGCGGGCTGCTGCTGCGCCCGCTCCTCAGGATCCATAGCCGTCATGCCCATCGACCAAGCCAGTAAGACCTTGCTACCTTTTGCGGATATAAAAGCTGGCTTTGAAGGCACCCGATGGGGATGGCTTCTGATTGCGATAATCGCCGTTGTCGCTGCGGACACCCTGCTCGCGACCGGAGCTTGGGTCGCTGTCGGATACCTCATTGGAAAGTAGATTGGCTGCCGGAGTGAATATCTGGACGATTATATAGGCTGCCTGGTTCACGACCAGACACGCGATTATAGTGGCAATGCCGCTCTCGGCCCCGAAATCGTTCTTGTGTAGGACGGCGGCAAAGGCGAGAGCGATCAATATCGCTACGGGCACAAGAGCGTAGACTTTAAAGCGCGATCCTGCGGCCGCACCTATCAATGCGCTGGTAAATAACAAAACAGGGACGATAACCTGGTCCATTGCTTGATGCTGCTCGCCCGTTGAACTAGAAAATCTCGTGATCGGGCTTGCGGCTCTCCTATCCGAAGCGTTGCCAGTAACCTAGTGACGTAAATATTAGGACAACAAGTACGCGAATCCGTACCTTGATTTCGCGGAACCGGATTATACTTTAGCGGCCGCCAGGACTTGCTCGATAGTTCGTCTTTTTGATGGTCCCTGCCTGCCCTTCCTCGCGCGAGGCGCAGAGCGTGGACCGACGGTCCGTAACGTGCTTCTCGCAAGCACGGGCATGGTCATGGCTGCGTTCGTGGTTGTCTATATCGTGTACTTCGCAGCCTAATTTGTAGGGATCAAAAGGGCCGCACGGCAACTTAACTGTGCGGCCCTCCACCTGTTTATCGTGTCGTACCTTCGATCGGCGCAGCACGATCGGCTCACCGAGCCGGTCCTCATTCCTATATGATCGGCCTTGTCGTCAGTCAGATTTGCCAACGCGTGGTCCATTTGACGCGTTACGGCGAAAATCGATAGTAGTTAACGGCGGTCCTGGATGTTGGACACGATACCAAAGTGGGTTCGCTTTGCACATTGCGGTCACATCGGGTCCACCGAATTGACGTATGATCCTCTGACGTTCGACATTTTCCGACGATGCATTTCGTATGCATCGTCACCTAAAACGGGAGTGATCATGCGAACGTCCACATTTTTCTCAACAGTCCTCGCTTTGCTTTTGGCTGGACCGCCCTTGGCAGCAGCGCCTGCGCCTTCACAGTCCCAGACGAAGTCCGAGGAAGGTGTAGCGATTCGAAGTATTCAGGTTGTTGATGTTCAAGAGTTGAAAGGAGATGTGCGCTCACAGGTCGACGACCTTGTCGCGCATACGAAGCAGGAGCAAATGAGCTCCCTGCGGAAGACAATCGAGGCAACGCCTGAGGCCATATCCGCACTTAAGGCAAAAGGTCGTAACTCGGCTCAGGTTGTAGCTATCAATATCGACAAGGAAGGCGTTTTGACCCTCTTCACGAAGGCTACCTAATTTCGTACCGGCGAGAGCGGGTCGGCGTCGTCGCACATCCACCGCGCAACCACACACCTAATGGTGCTACTGGTGCGCGGTGGATGTGTTGCTCCCTCACCTCATCCCCTCGCCACCAATCGTCCATCTCGGTAACAAACATCATCAATTACGAACTGGTGCACGTCTTCTACCTCCCTCCGCGTTGCTCCAAGCTTCTCGGCGCATCCACCAATAGTGTCCGGCAGGATCTCCAATAGCCTCGGCGCTAACACCTTCAATCGCGCAAGAGGCGTTGCAAGTTCGCGAGAGCGGATAATGGCGCGGTCGTTTATCTTCATAATGCGCCTAACTTCTCATGCCACCGTGTAGGATCGCCGACGCCAGGAAACGTCCCGATTGCCGGCAACGATACCGACCCACCAAATTTGTGGTGCGACGAAAACTTCTCCGCCCAACCCAAATGGTCGTGAACGAACTTAACGAGTTCGAGGCTCTCATAATTGCCGCCACGGAATATTTCGTCATTGACCGCATGCACCGCCGAGTCGGCAGCAACAGCCTCTTGAACCAAGGAGGCGATTGCGCGCGCGAGGCTATCGTACTCGCTATGGATCCTTGCAACCACCCTATCCACAGCAGCAACGGCTTCATCCCGATGCTTCTGCGCGGCAGCACGCGCCTCTGTCTCCCGCGCCTCCTTCAATCGCCGGGTCAATTCAGAAACCGCGGCCACAGCGCGATCCAGCGCGAGGCGTGCTTTCGTTGCCTCGCCTTCAGCTGCGAGGATCTCCGGATCCGTTCCAGTTAGCAAAAGATCGGTGCGGCGCTGTTGCGCGCCGGCAAGGCTGGCCTCAAGGGTGGCGATGTCGTACTCAGCGAGCGCGGCCTCGATATCGGCCGCAGTGCTGATGTCAGCGAATTTCTTCTTCCGGGCAATCATTTCGTGAACTCCTTTCAATTGAGGCCGGCCATACGCTGTCGGCATCGCATACGTGCCAGCACCGCCTCATTACGGCTTGTGGCCGTTCCGCTAACGAACTCACAAGGCATCTGAGCCCTGTCATCGTTCTTGCGAATCTGCGAACCGGCGTCTGCCGGAATGGGAACAGCGCTAATCTCAAGCGGCTCCCAATCCACCACACGCCATTCATCATCCGCGCCATCTACGTTTTCAGTTTTCTCAACACGATGAATGATGTAGCCAACCGACACGTTGCGAATGATGCCATCACGAATCTTGGACACAATGTCCGCATCGCTAGATGCGTTCGATAAGCGGATACGGGCAATACCCTTGCCGCCCTTAAGTTTGGCGGACCCAGGAACAACGCTGCCGATTACATCGCTCAGGTCGGAATCTGAATGCGTGTTGAGAAATGGCGCGCCAGCGTTTAAGCGATCGAGGCGAACGGCGGATGGTGTGACAACGAGGACTTCGGAGTAGAAGCGATCAGTACGCCAATCAAAGCGTCGAACTGTCGCTCCGGTAGTCCAAACAACCTCAACGCTATTGTCTTTCTGGTTGAAGCTCGCAGCGCGAACCTCAGCCGCGCGCCCGAATTTGGGGAGGCTCGTAATATTCTTGTTCATTCGTCTTGATCCTTTGATTGGCGCAGCGACCTAAACGGCAGGTGCTTTTCGATTAGGTCATGGCAGGTGGCGCCGTCGATTATTTCACCCTCGGATAGCTTGTCGGCGAGCGAGCTGATCGCCGTGCGCACGGCGCGGCTATAGAGCAACTTCAAAGCGAGCAGCTGGCCCTCACGAAATACAGCCCGCGCCGCCTCGATACCGGCGTCGAGGCCGTTCGCGGTCCATGCCGTCAATGCCATCTGGCATTCGTCGCAACCGCCGAACGAAAGCTGGCGAACGCGGTTCAAGTAATCAGCCTCGTCAAGTGTGCTCAAGGTAATGCGACAATTCATTGCGGCGGCCTCTGCTGCTGGGCCGGACCACAGAACTGCAATACGCTCGACGGGAGATAGCGCGCAGGGCGTCGAGTAGATCACCTGCGCTGGCGGTTTGGCCGACGCCGATGCAATTCGCAGCGAAAAACCGTGAGCGAAAACGGCGTGTGCGGCTTCGTGAATACAGGTGGTCCGTTGGATCTGATGATCTTCAATTTCGGAAATGATAGGCCCATTCACGCCAGCGATGTCGAACGACACATCCACGTTAGAAGGTGCGACGTATCCTCGTCGGAGGGATGCGCCAACCCCACAACATGCTCGCTGAACCAATTTAGGCTTGCTCATTCAAAACCATCCGATTTCCTTTTTCGCGAGTTGCGCGGGTAATCCGAATGAGCGCACCCCCTTTGCTCGTAGAGGATCCGCGCGGTCTTCAAAATCATCAACCATCTCAATAGGAAGGAAGCGGCCTACAGAAAAATTTGCAACGAGCGAAATTCCGGGGTGGCGCGCCCCCGCATGGGTGGCGGGGTACTAGAGGAACCTAGACCGGGGGGCGTCGGTGCGATTGATTGCGATCACGTTGCAAGACCGCGCCGCGCTGAACGCGCACCACGAGCCAACGTCGTGGCCGTGGGAGGCATCCTAATAAACTCCATCGCTGAAGGCGCCACGCGATAACGCGTTCAGCTTTTCTGACATGCGTCGCTCAACCGCCGAGGCGATAGCTTCGGGCGACTGGCCTGGCGCAGCGTGTACATTAATAGAGACGTTGTTACTCACCGAGCCACCACCTGCACCCGACAGCGCATTCGCCTTGATCGCGCGCACTGTATCAAGCGTACTGCTTATATGCCCCGAGGCAGGCGATCGAAACAATTCAGGCCCCCGCTCGCCAACCCAGTAGGAGCCGCCGCTGCGAACAGGCCCGCCGAGGGCGCGCTTCGAAATAGGAACGGATGGCATCGTCGACGCTGCGGACTTAGGTGCGCCGCCTGGTCCGTTAGCCATGCCGCGGACAACGCTACCAAACGAGGGCAGTTTGATATCTGAGAATAGATTGCCAATTTGAGATTTTATGCCAGCCCAAATTTTACTACCAATCGTAGCGCCAAGGCCGGCCCAGTCTCCTTCTCCTAACTTCGCGATCACAAACGCTACCGCTGCGCCGGCGCCATCTCCCCAACGTCTCCACACGTCGTCGTCTATCTTGCCGGTGATGCTATCGAACATGCCGGACAACTCGTGGAATTTGTTTAGAATCCAATCAACAGATTGCGTGGCGCCAGGCCCAAGGTTGCGCTTAAGGCTTTCGCCGAACGAATCGAAGAACTTTCCAATTCCGCTCCAATTGTTCGCGATGAACGCGCCCGCGGTGCCCAGCAATACTAACGCGGCACCGACACCTGTGCCGATCAAGGCAAGCCTCAGTAGCTTGGTCGCGCTAGTCACTAGTCCGATTGCGCCAGCTACTAGGCGTAGCGATCCTGCCGCAGTCGCGAGCGCACCTCCCCACATCCAACGCAAACCGAACGCTGCAGCAAGGCCAGCGAGGCGCAAGCCGATCAAGCCGGCGGAAACGGACGCAACACCACTCACGAGCCGAGGATGCGTTTCGGCAAACTTCGCAAATCTGTTTGTTAGCGGAGTGAGCGCACCGTCAAGCAGCCGATTGAAGGTCGGTAACAGCGCGCTGCCGAGTGCGATATTTAGATTTTGCACCGCGGATTTGAACCGGGTCATCCCGGCCTCTGCAGTTTTGATGCGCTCGGCGAAATCCTTCTCGGTCTCGCCGCTCGCCTTGAGCGCCGCGTCACGGATCTTCCTATACTCTGCAAGATTCTGAAGCAGAGGCCGCAAGAACTTTTGAACCTGCGCGTCCTCGAACAAGTCTCCTATTTTCGAGAGATCGCCCTTTGTGGCACGATTAACCGCGCCAGAAATCCATTCGAAGATATCGCCACCCTCTTTCTGGACTTTCTTCAATTCGCCGCGAATATCAATGCCAAGTTTCTTAAACTTCTTGGTTGTCTCCTGCGAGATGACCTTTTGCATCAGGTTCGCGGTATTAGTGGCGGCCTCAGAACCATCCGCAGCGCCCTTTCTCGCTATCTGTAGCGCAGCAGCGAGTTTTGCCACGCCATCAACACCGTTCATTTTCAGAGCTTGAGCGGAGGCCGTTAGCGACGGAAATTCCTTCGCCATGTCCTTAAGCTCAAAGGCGCCGGCCTTGCCGGCCGACGCCATTGCATCAAATGCGGCGCCAACCTCCGCCGCGGGGACTTTCAGATTCATAAATGCGGCCTGCCCAGCTCTCGCGACATCGTCACTGCTGGCCTTATAAGCGGTGGCAACCCGATTTATCGCCGGAAGCATGGCTAGTGCGGCCGTAATGTTTTCCGAGTCAGAACCACCTAGGCCGAGCCCCAGCAATTCGCTAAAGCTTTTTACTGTGTCGAGCGGAAGTTGGTTAGTTGCGGAAGCGATACCGCGCAGACTTAGACCGAGCGCCTTCAATTCAGGCGCCACCATGCTGCCTTTTTGTCTGATATCTTCGAGGAGCGATTCGAATTGAGCGCCGACTTTTATCGGAGCCGACAAACCTTTGCCCCAGGGCGAAAGCTGCGGCGCCCGTGCCAAGAAGTTTGCCGCTGATTGCAGAGAGCCGCGCCGAATTGCGCGCGCTCGCGGCAGTCAATCCATTCAACGCGGCGCTAACTCTTCTTGCCGGGCCAGTCACCCTATCGAAAAGTTCAACAATAAGTTTAGAAGTAAGGGTAGCCACTCAGGATTCCTTGGCTTTTGTGAACGCAGCGTCGAGGGCGGTATTGGCGTCGCGCGCGAGTTTGGACTCGCGCTTCTCAGGCTTACCTTGCTTGGCTTCAAGCAATCGGATCGCGGCTTGATAGTAGCGAACTGCTTTCGCTGTACTCCAGCGCTCGATAACATCCACGCTAGTGTGTAATTCAGACGCGACGAATGCGATCAGGTCGATCCACCCGCCGCAGGCGCTTCCCCCATTAGAGGCCCTACCTTTGCGGTGATCGCGTGCACGTCGCGCAGTGACACATTCTTCATAAGAGGAAGCGACACGTTCGCCATACTTGCCAACAAGGCCAACGTGCGCTGGAAATCGCCGGTGACGATCTCAGCGGCGCAGGCATCTCCCGCGGTCGCTTCTTTGAATGTCAGGCTGGCGACTGTCTTATCACCGTGGGTGACGGGTTTTGACAACGCGATCGTGATGGTGTCGGACTCGCTCATTGGTGCCCTCTTGGCTTTGCCGCTTGGATTGCAGCGCGCGCAGGCGCAGTAATGCGCTTCAACGCTGCTGAAGTGACGCGCATTGGCGCGGTTGCTTTGTCGAGAACCGCGCTAGCTGCGCGGATTGGTTTTAAACTTTCTTCGGTGAGTTTCGGTGTGGCTGGCATCTTTCCTCCTATTCCGAAAACGCCGCATCAACATCTTCGCGCGTGGTGATAGTGCCGGACTCGATCTCTGCCACGGCTGCCGCCTCCTCAGCGAAGCACGAGTTGACGTAGCCACCGACCGCGGCAGCAATCGCGATCATCTGAGCTGCTGACAACTCATCGGAAAACGATCCATCGGCCAACTTCCATCGAAACATCTGAGTGTTGTCGACCTGTGCGAACAACGCTGCCGCCGTCAGCTTGGCTTGCGTGTCGCGGTCGCTCGGATAGGTGACACCGCCGACCGCGCAGCCCGCGATCTCCTTGGCGTAGCGAACTGCCGCGGCATGGGTCTTAAGCTCATCTTTAGTCGGGTCAAAGCCGGAAGCAATGATCGCCTGAGCAGCGGTTGCGAACTCATCAGCAACGGTAGCCGTGGATTCATCCGGATCGTAAGCAACTATCGCGCCAGGAAAGGCATCGGTAAGGCGTGTTGAGAGGATGCCTACATTTTCGGCGGATATTGAAAACGTCAGCATTATCTGACCCTCACTATTGACATCGCAACGCTGGTGGAAAACGAAGCCGAAGACGCGCCCGCGCTCCCTTGGTATATCGCGGCGTCGAGCAAATCGTTGGCCGCGAAGTCAGCCACAAAAACATTTGATCCGGAAACTTCTTTTACCTTGGCGGTGTCCATCGCGAACCCGGATCCGTTCGACAGGAGCGATGAATTCTTCAGGATGGCTGAAGGGTACTGCCCTACGACGGGGTAAGTTGCTGGATCGGACCCACAGATCGCCGTCGTGGTCACAAAATATCGTCCCGCCGTCAGGATCTTGCACGAGCCACTCACCAATGAAACATCGCCGTGCGCGCCGATCGTCGCCGACGTGAACGATCTTTTTGTATAGGTAGCGTGCGGAACCGTCAGAGTTCCACTTCCTCCGAAAAGGTTAACCTCTGAAAATGGACCATTCGCCGCGTAGTTGCCGACAAAGTTCACGACGACCCATTTATTGATCGTCCCGTCGTAATGCGCAGTAATCGGCATGTTCGCCGGTAGGTCGTCGGGACGCATGTCTGAACCATCAAGGCGCGCGACCGCTTTCGCACCAAGACCGTTCACATTCAGAGTGGTAGCGCCCGTGTTGGCGTTCGCCGACTTCTTGACTCTGACAATCATGCCAGATGTTAGCGCGGCCGGTACCGGATCGAGGGTGACGACCATAGCATTTGCCGTGCCGCTATCCGCGGCATAGACCCACTTCCCGCTTTGCGAATCCAGCGCGATCTTTTCTACATACGTACCAGACACGCGCTCGAACACGCGTCCATCCGGCAAGCTGACGCCGTGTCCATTAGGCGGCGCGATAATCGCCCATCCCGCGGTCGTGTATTCCGCGATTTTACCGGCCTGCCCAGACCACGAACCAGTCGGCGATGTTGCGATTACGTAAGTATCGCCAGCAACTGGAGACGCGGGCGGAGTTGCCAGCGACATCGAGATAATCGGTATCCACCGCAATACTGTGAGCCGTTGCAATGCAACCTTCATCGAAGGATCAATCGAAATGGTGATATTGGCAACGTTGCTAAACGCCACCTCAAGCCGAATCGTGCCTTCGACAGTTTGGCCACTCGCAGGAGTAGGCTTACTAATCGGAGGATCGTAATGGGCAATCGCGATCAGATCCCCATCGACATCGTATAGACCGGCCTCGCGGATAGTATACGGGCCTTCGGCGGCTTCCAAAAAACAATCGAAGTAAGCAACGTTGGAAGCACCAACTACAGTGCCATGATCGCTGATCGTCTTAAGTGCCAACTGATTATAGAGCGCAGTTTCACCGCCGCTCGGCACCGTTGCGCCGTCGCCAATAGCAATGTGCGTGATCTCAACAGTCGTTGAATTGGCGAATGCCGCCGCCTCCTTGGCGCGGCCGAGATTGGTAAGGAGGGCGAATGATGTTTGTGGCAATTTAGGCGGCCTTTGTATGGGCGGTTGCGGATATGCGAGCTGCTACTGAGGCAAGTGGCGGTGCCGGATGCAGGGCGTTGCCGCGAAATTCGGCAATGATTGCGCGTAGCGCGGCGCCGGGAACAGTAATGATGCGAGAGGCAGCGCTCTGCTCGCGTTCGGGGCCGTAGCTTAGCCTACCGCCGTCCGTGACGACGGTTACAGCGGCTGGATCTAGTTGCGCGATCAAACTGTGTACGCCGGCCACCGAGACCGCACCCGACATTAAGCCTTCAATCAAATCGAGCAGGGTCGTGCCACCTTCGTTACGCAGCGCCGCAAACTCTCGAACGCTGGTGGCAGCGTTGCCCAGCCCGCGGTCTGCAATCGCACAAAGTAAAAGCTTTGCCAGGCCAGCAGGCGACAGATCCGGCACAGCTCGACCGCACGCCCGCGGCAGTTCACCCGCCTCGGCGGCACGTTGCGCGAGTGCCGCCAGCCGACCTGCATTGAGACTCAGGTGTCGTGCGATGATTTCGATCGCATTCGATCGAACCATTGTTGTGACCTCACATTTTTGAAAACAATATTCAGGAGTGCAAAAAAGTGCGCACGGGTTCGTCCGCGGCTGCGCAAAGTTTGCACATCAAGTCGGAAGGCAACGAACGCCTTCACTTGAATACGGTCCAACCCCTCGGACGAGGGACGGGTAAGTACGTTTTTTCTATTGAATGAATGTTACGCCGAGTCGGCGTTCGTCCCGCCAGATGACTTGACACGTCGCATCAATATCTGCACTTGGGACGCGCAAAGCAAACATTGCTGGCATCGAAGGCGCTTCCAGCGTTTGTATCGTCGCCGACGTGGCCGTTAAGTGACGAACCTTGCAGCGCATGGGAGATCCATCCAGAAGGATTTGTCCCTGCTGAACGCCGAGCCGATGTGTCATACCCCGCCCCTCAATAGCGCGTCACATTTATCACTGTGTTATTCGTGCCGCAAATGTGGCTAGCGGGATGGCACTAGTTGTCAACTCAAGCTGCCAACTTCTCCACATCCGCCAACGCCGCTAGTGCTGCATTTTGCGCAGCCACAGCCTTGCGCTCCGATTGCTTAGTATCGCCAAAGCCCAACTCGGCAGCTATCTCGCGCGCCGTCAGACCAGCGATGCTCAGATCAAGCACGCGCGCATGCTCACCCAAGGCGGCATCGATCCGCGGTGCGTCAATGGTCTCAACGATTTGCCGTTCGACCAGATCGTGGCCGCCCTCCGCGCCTCCCTGCATCGCACGCGGATTAGAGTGAACGCGGTAGGCCATAAACTCGGCGCCCATCGCTATCACAGTAGTGTGCCGAGGGATTCGACACACGGGATAATCCGGCGTTACTCCGAGCCTCATCAAATGAGTGCCGGCCACCAACGCCTATACGATCGATATCAACCCTAGCGTTATCATTCGCGACGCCCATTGCCTGAACCCAATAAGCTGCCCTCAATCGTCGGAAATCCTCGCCATAGCTTGGTGTGGCACTGCGCTGCATTCGTTCCGGAAAGCCACCGCTCCCGCGAATGGCTAGATGTCTCGCATTGTCATCCTGACGCTCCTGGTCTGATTTCCGTCGTTTACCCTTGGGCTGCCTGAATAACTCCGCAGCGGCGTGCCAGCGCTCGTCAGAACCGCGCCACTCTGTAACAACACCGTTGGCGTCGAACCGCAGGCGGGCGCGCATCGGCGCATCCAGCTCCGCTGAGGTGATAGGGCCGTAGCCGTCACGGGCGCCGATAGCATCTTCTGCTGCAAGCCGCACCATCTCGTCCGGCGAGGGCCGCAATTCCATTACGCGATCTGGCAACGGCCCGCCTTCCACCTCGGGAAGATTGCTCGCGGCAGAAAGCCAGGTCGGGTCAACAATGACCGTGCCGTAACTGATAAGCCGCTTCAGATCCTCTTTTCGCCCCGAGCGGGCGAGGCGGATCGCGAGCGGAATGGCTCCAGTGGTCTTACGCGGCTGGTTGTCATTGGCGTGGTTCATGGCGTTCCTCTAAATTCTATAATCTTGAAACCGGACAGGACACCGGACAGCGGACAGTTCTAAAGAACTGTCCTGTCTGTCCGGGTTGATGTCGGGCGGACATTTTAAATTTGTCCCGGACATGTCCGCTGTCCGGCTATGCCGCCCAGAACCATTGTCCGATCTGGTTCACTTGGCCTTTTGCGATAAGGTCAGCTTTAGCGCGGACGAAGCGCTTCTGAAGGGTTCCGGTCGCTGTGCTGGCAGCGGCCTCATAGTATGCGCCGCGCCATTGCCTTTCCTTCACGACCATGGTCCGGGTCGGAAAGTCTGGACCTTCCGCCTCAACACCATCCTCCTCGACAGCAGTTCGCAGCGCAGCCAGAACGTCTTTAGCATGGCCCTTCGATACCAGCTTAGTCGCAACGCTTTCACCGGGCACAATCACGGGTGCCGTCGTCGGCTCGCCGTCCTCATCCTTCGCCAGTTCGACAGACTGCATCGTGAACGTTGCAATGGTGCCTTCATCACCGTCATTCGTGCCGTCGCACTTCAAGGTGTACGTGCCTGCGTTCTTGACGACCAAAAAGCTGGCATCGACCGCGCCATCAAGATCGATAGCGCCCTTGCCACGTTCGCCGGACCATGCGGTGTGGTGAAGGACAGTGACGTGCGCACCGGTCAGCCGGATTAGCTCATCGCACGCCTGAATAAAGCGTCCCATATCTTTGCTAGTGTTCTGGTCGCCTCCGCCGAATACCCGGGTCAGGGTGTCGATTACGATCAGGACACACCTGTGGCCGCAATCCCACTCCGCCTGCTTAACGACGGCCGCGAGTGCCTTCGCGTCAACGAGCGAGGACGTCAGATCGAGCCGGCCACCTAGAACGAGCAGCGGAACATCTGTGACGCCATGATGTTTGCGAAACGCCATCATGCGACGTTCGGTTAGTGCTTTCCGTTCCGCAGCGATATATAGCACAAGCCCCTGCGTCACCTTCCTTCCGAACCAATCAATACCCGACGCGACATGACATCCGATGTCAGTCGCTGCGACGGACTTACCTGTGCCCGGCAGGCCGGAAATCGTCGTATGCTCACCTTCGCCGAGAACATTTTTTATGACCCAAGCCTTAGGTTTTTCGGCTTCAATGTCATCGAACCATGTCAGATTGAAGCGCGGCTTAGGCGCGTCATCATTCGCCGCGAGGGGGGTATCCTGCGACTTTCGCAGCAAGCCGTCGACGTTAACCGGACGTGTACCGTCGTCAGGTTCACCAACACGTTCTTTCAGCCAATCAACGGCTTGATGATCCTGCAGCCTCAGGCACACCGCCACCAGATCGATCGGTGAATAGCCGGTGTTGTTGTCGGCATAATCAACGATGCCAATAGACTGGATATTAAGAGCGCGCCCGCGCTTTTTTGCAGTGGTGCTGTTGGTTGGCCTAAAGCTGGCAATGGAATGATAGCCGTTGCGATATCGACGAAGACCTTCGAGCCCCAATTGCGGCACCCATGCGTCGAGGTTGTCATACGCACGCTGGTTGAGTAGCGACCAGGGATGGTCGCTGCAACCTGAGGTGCGCTCGTTGTCGTTCGCGTGCGATTTGCTGGCTGGCTTTACCAACTCGCCCCGCTTGGCGAAATAGGCCTCCGCGCGCGCCAAAGCATCAACCTCGGCGTGGTCGATCTCGGGTAGATGTGAAACGGCAGTTTCGGCCGGACTGCCGTTAAACCACACATAATCGCGTAGCGTTTCGGGATGCGTGCCGAAGGCGACTACCTGCTGGCCGGTCCCCATCGCCTCAACTTGGCATTTATGGCCATTGATGATGTAGGCACCAGTTGCACTTTTCGCCCGCGGTGAAGTTGTGCGGAAAAGGTAACATCGTTTCGGAGCTTTGCCGATGCGATATGGAGCATCCGTCGCTGCCGGCAGTTCGGCAATCATGGCGTTGATGGCGTCAGCTACGCCGGGATCCGGCGTGTCGACGTCAATCGCAACGACTTCTCCCGTCAAAATGCCGGTATTGGTGGCGTACGGGTATAGTCTTGCTAAACCTTCCATCTGGTCGGCAGACCAGCGCGAATGCGTCCAGTTCTTTCCTTGCGCACGCTTGCCTTCTGTCACGACAACTCGATAGCCGTGCGTAATAAGGCCGCGTCGAAGATGGATTACAGATTCGAGGGGATCGGTTTTAGCGGCTAGTGCATTCATGCTGCGACAGCGCTCCAACGGTCAGTTTTGCAATCTGGTTAGCGACGTCATGATCGAACGCACACGTGCGACCACGATCGTTCGACGGCCCGAAAGCCCGATAGGTGCCGTCATCGGCGCGAGTGACGCGAACGCCGTAGATGCGGGTGCCAGGCGATGGCTCCACGTCAACGCGCGCAAGCGTCGTCGAACCCGGAGGCGCCGGGCGGATAGAAAGGATTTTCAAGGCTGAGATTCCGTTTAAGTGAAAGGTGCACCCTGTGCGTGGCGGTGACAAAGTAGGCCACGGAGCGCCGGCGTGATGTCGGTGCGGGCGGAGTAAAAACCGTCCAGTGGCTAGGTTGATCCCTTT